AGACGAATGTGATATTAACAATATTCTTCGTCAATTCAATATAACGGGCTTATTGCCCGAAAACGCCTTATCGCCTCAATACGGCGATTTCACAGGCGTACAAGACTACCATTCAGCTCTTAACCAAGTAATAGCTGCAGAGGACGAATTTATGGCCTTGCCAGCGACTTTAAGAGCAAGATTCGAGAACGATCCAGCTAAGCTGATCGAATTTCTCGATAATCCAGAAAATAAAAACGAGGCCGCTTCATTAGGACTCGTAAATATTCCTGCGGAAATGCCGCAAGTCGTTGAATTACCGCAGGAAAAAGCGGTCGAATAGACCGCAAGCACAGTTACCCTACTAGATGTAACTGTGCTAGGTGACACCAACCACTAAAAAGGAAAAAAAATGTATACACGTAGACATCACGTAAACAAAAGAAAATCAGCAAGGACTTTTCGCGCTCATAGCCGAAAAACTAAATCACCAAATATGAGATCAGCTCCCCAGCGTGGAGGCTGGAGGTTCTAATAAAACCCCCAGGCACCTCACATGCCTTGCTATCATCCATTAAGCGCATATCAATGCGCAGACGGCTCCATTGTCTTTCAGGAAAGACGATGGTTTAATACCGTCAAAACCCTATCTTTACCCTGTGGCCAATGTATAGGCTGCAGGTTAGAAAGATCACGGCAATGGGCTATGCGTTGCATGCATGAAGCCCAATTACATGAAAAAAACTGTTTTATAACACTCACATATGACAATACACATCTCCCAAGCGATGGCAGCTTACATTACGAAGACTTTCAATTGTTCATTAAACGACTTCGAAAAAAACTCGGAAACACTAGAATCCGCTATTACATGGCTGGAGAATATGGCGAAAATTTCGGCAGACCTCACTTCCACGCCTGTATCTTCGGATACGACTTTCATGATAAAAAATTATGGCAAAGGTCTCCCTCTGGTTCTATGCTTTATAGATCCGCAGACCTTGAAATACTCTGGCCATTTGGTTATTCCTCCATTGGAGACGTTAACTTCGAATCAGCTGCATATGTTGCACGCTATATCATGAAAAAAGTAACAGGAAATAACGCAAAAACACATTACAAACAAACAGATACAGAAACGGGTGAGATAACTAATCGTAAACCCGAATTTAACAAAATGTCATTAAAACCAGGAATTGGTTATGAATGGTATAAAAAATACAAAAACGACGTATATCCTCATGATTACGTCATAATTAAAGGAAAAAAGGTAAAACCACCTAAGTTCTATGATAAAAAGTATAAAACGGACTATCCCTATGAATACGACGAAATACTTTACAAACGGGAAATAAACGGTAAACTAAATAGCGAAGACAATACCCCGGAAAGACTAGTCGTAAAAGAAATAGTCCAACAGGCAAAACTTCACAAACTTAAACGTAACCTCACTTAGGAATCCTCATGAAATTAACACTATGTTCAGTAAAAGACAGAGCAGCAGACGCATATGGACGACCAATGTTCGTTCCATCAGTAGGCGTTGCAATCAGGAGCTTTAGCGATGAAATTAATCGCTCTGATCCTGATAATCAGTTATATAATCACCCAGACGACTTCGACTTGTATGAATTTGGAGAATTCGACGATAACACTGGAATCTTTGAGTTGCACGAACAACCAAAATTACTTAGTCTGGGTAAACAAGTAAAAATACAAAACTAAACCGTAGGGAAATGGAAACATTTCCCACGGAATAAATAAGGAAAAGCCATGCATCGTAATCGTTCAGTAGACATACATCAGTTCACAATGATTCCAAAAGCGGATATTCCGCGATCAAAATTTGACTGTCAAAGTACACATAAAACTACGTTCGATGCTGGCTATCTCGTCCCTGTATATGTAGACGAAGTTCTACCAGGCGATACATTCAATTTAAATATGACAGCGTTTGCCCGAATGGCAACGCCACTATATCCAGTAATGGATAACTTACACTTAGAATCATTTTTCTTTTTTGTACCAAATCGTTTGATTTGGAATAATTGGCAAAAGTTCATGGGTGAACAAAATAACCCAGGGGACTCTATATCTTATGTAGTTCCCCAACAGGTGTCACCTGCCAATGGTTATGCCATTGGCTCTCTGCAGGACTATATGGGCCTACCAACAGTAGGACAAGTCACTGCAACAAAAACAGTAAGTCACTGTGCCTTTTGGCCACGTGCTTACAACTTAATTTATAACGAATGGTTTCGAGATGAAAACCTTCAAAATTCAGTAGTAGTAGATAAGGGCGACGGCCCTGATACAGTAGCTAACTACACACTACTACGTCGTGGCAAACGTAAAGATTATTTTACATCAGCTTTACCTTGGCCACAAAAAGGAGCAGCAGTATCATTACCGTTAGGAACAACTGCTCCTATTCTTACCAACAATGTTGCGCCAACATTTACAAGTGATACATTTACTAATAGAAATATTGTTAATAATTCAGGAGCTACTCAAAATATCTTTTATACTGGAGCGCAAGTAGCGTACAGTACTAATCCTATTAAATTTGGCAATGAATCTGGCTTATATGCAGATTTATCAGCTGCAACTGCAGCAACAATTAATCAATTACGTCAGTCATTCCAAATACAAAAACTACTCGAAAGGGACGCACGTGGAGGAACACGATATACTGAAATTATTCGTTCTCACTTTGGCGTCATCAGCCCTGACGCTCGCTTACAGCGTCCTGAGTATTTGGGTGGTGGTTCAACTGATATCAATATCAATCCGATTGCGCAGACCTCTGGAACTAGTGCAACCGGTACAACTACCCCTTTGGGTACACTTGCTGCTATGGGTACTACCCTTGCTCACAATCATGGCTTTACTCAATCGTTTGTTGAACACGGCGTTATTATCGGTTTAGTAAGTATACGAGCCGATTTAACATATCAACAAGGCCTACAAAAAATGTGGAGCCGTTCTACACGATATGATTTCTATTTCCCAGCATTTAGTCATCTGGGAGAACAAGCAGTATTAAATCAAGAAATTTACGTAACAGGCGATACAACAGATACATCCGTATTTGGATATCAAGAACGATGGGCAGAATATCGTTATTATCCATCACGAATTTCGAGCCTTTTCAGATCAACTGCAAGCGGTACTATCGATGGTTGGCATTTGGCTCAGAAATTTACCGCTGTACCCACTTTAAATTCAACGTTTATCGTTGATAATCCACCTGTATCAAGAGTTCTTGCAGTAGGTGGTAGTGCAAACGGCCAACAATTCATCTTTGATTCTTTCTTTGATGTTAAGAAAGCAAGACCAATGCCAATGTACAGCGTACCTGGCTTAATAGATCATTTCTAATGGGCTTCGATATCGGAGGTTTAACTGGAGGAGCGCTGGGCTTTATTGGCCAGCAGCAAACTAACCAAAAAAATTGGGATATTGCCAATGCTGCTAATCAAGCATCAGCAGCTCAAGCTCAAAAACAAATGGATTTTCAGGAGCGTATGCGACAGACGCAGTATCAAACTGCTGTAGAAGATATGAAACAAGCAGGATTAAATCCAATGCTTGCATATTCACAAGGAGGTGCAGGAACTCCAACAGGTGCTATGGGTTCCGTATCAACTGCGCAAATGAAAAATTCATTAGGCGCAGGAGTAGCTGCTTATAACAGCGCATCAATGGCAAATGCAGATGTACAACTTAAAGATGCTTCAACAACAGAATCAATTTCACGTACTAACGTAAATGATCAATCTGCAAAAAAAATAGACGCTGAAACAGCGTCTATTGTATTAGGTATGCCTAACATTTCACAAGAATTAAAAAACAAAATTGCTACTGAAATTTTGACTCATGAACAAAAACATTTAACATCTGCTCAAACTGGTAAAACAAGAGCAGAAGAATTATCAACTCGTCAAGGATATACTATTAAAAAACCAGAAGAAGAAATGTCAAAAACAAAGTATGGCCAAATTAGACCATACGCTAGAGATATCGGCCAAGGAATTGGCTCGGCAACACAAGCAGTAAATGCTCTTAAACCTAAATCTTTACCCTACTATCCAAGATGAAAAAACCACCGTTTTTACGTACACCTTATAATTACGACACAGATGCTGCGTCAAATGAGTCAGGGTTGCATTGTGAGGATGCTTCCCTGGCTCAGCAGCATTTTAAAGACGAATGTGATATTAACAATATTCTTCGTCAATTCAATATAACGGGCTTATTGCCCGAAAACGCCTTATCGCCTCAATACGGCGATTTCACAGGCGTACAAGACTACCATTCAGCTCTTAA